TCCGAACTTCCGTAAGAATAACGCATGTACGCACGGTATTTTGCAACCAACGTATCAAAGTCCTCATCCCACGCAAACTCTGGTTTACTTCTCCAGAAGAAGTTTAACTCATGACGCATACTATCTTGAACGAACCAATAACCATCGTTTCCACCACCTGCTGTAGAAAGGTAACTAAGAACAACAATTTTCATGTTCATATCTTTTAAGTATTCATTCGTATCGTTTAACTGTCCACCAGAAATTTCTGTTGAGTGAAGTATACGCTTTGCGTTGTCAAGATTACTTGGAGCAATTATTAACGTGTTAGGATTCATCTGAATAAGATTGCCTGCCTCGTCTAACGTCTCTTGCATAAGCTTGATTGCAGCCTTGAGGGTTGCGTCTGACAATGCGCCAGTTGTAAGGTTATCACCAACTTTTGCAGAATCTAGCAATGGGTGGTCATTCGCGCATAACGCCTTACCATCATAAATTACAGTTGTAAACGCGCCAGTTAATACTGTAACAGCATCTTTCTCAACTTTAACTCTACCACTTCTTGCCAACGCCTTCGCCATTTTGGACATTTGTCCATATTGCTCATCGTCTGCCATTTCTTTAGTAACCATAAAGCCACTTGTAAATGATTTGTGTGTGTAGGTTCTTTCCAATCCTGGAGAGAGTGTTTGGTATGCGATTGGCGCGAATTGGTCGGCACGTTCTACCCATGTTCCAAATGCTCCCATACCCCAATCTGTTTCTTTCGCCTTAGAAGACGATTGTACATTTAAAAACTTAGAATATTCTTCAGCAATCTCACCATATGTTTCGAAGAAAATTTTACGTAAACCTGGCTCAAGCAATTTTCCGAAGCGCGCCTCGTTCTCTAAATCTGCGGCAGTATAATGGAACGCATTACTTGTTCCAGCTACTCCGAACGTACCACCTACTGGTTGTACTGGTGTTGCAAAGTACTGTAAATTAAATTCAAAATAATCTTTCATATAAGATTCTCCTATCGCTTAAATTTTGCATAATCCTTTTCACTCATTCCAAACGCCTTTGCGATGGTGGCTTCCTTGGAAGTGATTTTTACTTCATTAGCGGATGCTTTCACACCTGCCCCTGTCATTGTTATTGTACTAGGTGCGGATAATTCGGAAAGTAATTCTTTCTTAATTTGCTCACGCAATTCAGCTTCATCAACTTTCTTATCTTCTCTAAGCGCCTTATACACAAACTCCAAATCAGTAATTCCAATTTCTTTTGCGGTGGTGAGAACTTTTACTTCATCAAAATCTTTATATTTTGCGGAAAGTTTCACTATCTCAGTTTCTAATTGAACAAGTTCTAACTGCGCACGAAGCTTTTTAACTTCTTCACTTTCAGGCGCAACTGCCTTTTTTTTACTAATCTTTTCTCCATACTTCATCATTAATTCTTCATCACTTTTAATAAGTTCTAACGCATCGATTGCGATTTGATTTTCTTTCTTCATCTCAGCAATGCTTTGTGTTTTCTTTGTATAGTCACTTTGTCTCATGTAACCGCGTTTTAACTCTTCAATCTCGATTTCTTCCTCACCTATTTTCACTTTTGTTACAGGCGCGGTAACAATAACTTCTTCACTTTCCTTTACGGTTTGGTCGGTAGACTCCGCAGCAGCAAGTTTTCTGTATTCATCAATGTTCATAATCTCATTTCTCCTTGTGGAATCCTTACATGGTTGTTCCACTACTATTGTTCATGTTCATTTGACTATTTATTAATTGTTCTAATTCTGGTGCCTCTTGTAACAACTCCATCAATTCTGCATCATCTAGTCCTTCAATCATCTCCAATACTTCTGGGGTAAGTTTGCTCTCATCAATCGATGCGCTCTCTTGTTCAGTAGTTGTAACTTCCTCATTTGCGTCCTTATAACCAACATTATATGCATCATCTTTTAACTTGTCAAGTTCAGCTTCTTCATCCTTCTCTTCAAGCTTTTTCCTAACCTCTAATAACTCTTGATTAATCGCGGAAACTTCTTTTATAAGTTGTTCCAATATGCCTTCTTCCTCAGTATGCTTGCCAACATGTTCCTCTTCATTTAACTGGTCTTGTTGACGTTGTTTGTTTATTTCTTCAAACCTTTCCAACATACCCTTCGCGTCAAACCCTGGCATGTACTCCATTACCGCACGTCTATCAGCCATAGGCAATCCGTCTTCAGCAGGTGTTTGCGCCAATCTAATCATGAGGTCAAACATTGCAGACTTGTTCATTGGCATTGTACTGCCTGCGCGAATATGAATTGTATAATCATAATCTAATACTTCTCTAGTAATTTTGTCGAATAATGGTTGTCCATCACTATCAAGTACTTTGACAACCTTATCACCTTTCCAAAACTGTTTCATTCTATTGACCCACACGCTTGCCATGCGCGCCATACCATCTTCCATAGTTTTAACTTTTAATCTTGTTCTAGCTTGTCCAGCTTCTTGTAGTGAAAGTATTCCTTGCGCGGTATAAACGCCTTGCTGATTTGTTCCACGCATTGCAGAATATACTCCAGAAATATTCTCAATATCATCTTTGAACTCGACTATTTTATTAACAACATATGCAGGCATATTAGGTGGAGATGGGCGACTTACTTCTGTTCCAGGATTCTTTCTAATAATTAAGCCTGGTCGGTCAGTCAATGCTCCCTTAGGAATACCAGCATTCTTATCAATTATCCAAGGAACGTTTGCAGTATGTTTCGCATTGTCAACAACCGCGTTATTTAACTCGTTGATTTGAGTTTGTGGAGACATAAGTCTCTTCACGTCGCCAACACCCCAAAACGAGAAAGGAACTTCATAACACTTAATTATAGTGAATGGAATACTATTATCTTTATATTCACTTATTCCATCATACAAAGTGAGGTTCAGTTCTGGACAAACAATAGTCTGTCTAACATTCTCATTTTCTTCTTTTGTATAATCTCTCCACCACATTTCCAACACCAATACTTGATTAACTACATTTCTTTCGTTCTCATCAGTCTTTGGTGCCAATTCCGCGTATTGAATATTTCCACCCTCTATTTTACTAGCATGTGCAGGAAACCCTTTCTTTAACACATCTTCATTCAAATACATTGCGTGAATAATATACTCAGCGTTATCAATGTTAGTTGCCATAGGGTCTGGGAAGATGTTGAGTGGATTAACCTCTATTAACTCAATCTCCTTCTTGCGTTTGTTATATGGTTGATAGAATACCATATTTCCAGTAACCAACATTGTAATAAGCTGCGTCTCTAATTTGTGCATTACGCCAGCGCGGTAGAACTCGCCAGTCAACGCAAAATCAATCTTCTTAGCATACTCTCTGGCTTCCTCAATAGTACTAACCACTTCAAACTTTGGACGCCCACCCACCATAAAAGGGCGAACCGTTTCAAGAGAAGAGAAGATGAAACTACTTTTACTATTGGATTCATAGCCTGGTCACGCAACACTGCTTCCATCATCACCATTATACGCATCCCAATAACTTTGCCACTCATCCATAAGCTTTCTCTTCGCGGAGAACGCCTCATTAAACTTCTGAAAAACATAACTAGCTAAACTATCTTTTTCCTTTGGTCGTTCGTTCATTTAAACCTCCTAAATACTATATTCTTCCAAACTTTTGTCTTCATCATCTTTATCGAGGAAGGAACTTCTTCTTCTAGTCTCTTGGCTTTCAGGCATAAACCCGTCGCCTTTACCTTCTAACATAAGTTGTAATGTTATTGCAGCCGCGATTACCAAGTCGTCATTACAGCCGATTTGTGCGTTTGTACTTCCATTATCCTCTATAATATATGTATAGAGTTCGCTGACAAGTTCATCACTGTAAATACCCAACGCCATTTCTCGAACAAACTCAGCCAACTTCTCAATCATGAGTGGTTTAGAGCGTAACGTAGTTCTCCACCCTACAGATTGACTCATCTTATCACTAATTTTATCATACGTCTTTTGAAAGAACAAGTTCCAATACTCCAGTGATTTGATTTTGCTGATGGTGGCGATGCCGTGGTTATTTATTTCAGGCGCAAGGTATGCCTCATTATAATATTTCGCCAACTTTACGAGTTCCACCCCAAACAAATCTGCATCAATATGACCATGCCACTGCGCAACGTACTCAAATGTCTCTCCATCACCTACCATTGCCGCAGAATAGTCGCCCGTTGCTAAACCTTCTGCAACGTCAGCACCAATGCAGTAATACTTATCTTTAACAGGCTCCTTCCAAATACTAATATAACCCTTCTCATCAGGGAAGAATTGAACATTTCCACCTACTTCACGTAAATATCCGCGTCTTAACGGAGAACGTGTTGCAGTTTGGTATTTGCGTAGTGCAGGTGAGGAGAATTTTGGTCTACCAGTGGAAATGAACGCTTCTTCAGGTGTGGAAGGGTATTCTTGTTGAAATTTCTCTACATCTCCACCACACTTATTTCTAATTGCCCATTTTCTCCAGTAAAGTTGCTCGTAAGTTAACTCATATTTCTCTTTTAAATCAGCTTCGTACGTATAAACAATATTTCCATTACTATCGTCATGTATGTAGTCGACTTCCTCGATAAAACTTCTCTTAACCTCATCTGTTTCAAACTGTCTAACATACGTCTCATCGGTAAACCAAGGTAAAAATATAGGAATAAAGTCGTTCTCACCCTTCACCGCAGCTTGCCATAACTTGTGGAAGTAATTCCCAACGCCGTTGGCGGTACTTTCTATAACAACTAAACTAGATGGGGTGTCTGGCACGCCTTGCAGTAAGCCTAACATTGTTGTTTCAGGATTATCCCAGAACGCTAACTCAGAAATATGAATCTTAGTGGGTGTACTACCCCTTGCGACCTCGCCACTACCAGCGGTTGCGATAGTAATATTACTACGTAACCCAGGGTTTTTCTTTTTCTCATTCTCATCATTGGTACCATTCTCGAATGCCAATACTTTTCCATTGTTATACTTCTTTTGAGGACGTATTTCGTCAGGCAATTCCTCATAATACAACTTACTCATAGAGAATAATGCCATACTAGCCTTCTCTTCGTGTGCAACAATAAGACCGCGCGTTAACTCATTTGTGCTAGACTCTTGAAATATCTTACCTTCTGTATAAGTGCTTATTCCCATCTGTCTTGCCTTCAGAATTATGAAGCGACGCATTATATTATTCTCTTTGCAGTACTTATCTAATGCCTCAACCTTAGTCTGCGCGGAGTTTAATTTAAACTTTATAAGCTTACTGTTCTTGTCGCGTATATGTAAGAATGTCTCGCTATACCACGGAAAATCATTCTTCATTCTCCAGTAAAATAATCTCTCCTTATCTAACTTAGGCAAGGCGGGAGAAATACTCTGTCTCGAAGAAGATAGCATTATTTTATTTGCAGCTTCTACACTTATTCCCATAAATATATTTCCTCCAATTAAAAAGTGAGGCATTACGCCCCACGTTTATATGCGTGAAAGTTAACGTTTAACTATTACTCCGCCTCTAACAGCATCTCCTGCAACAAATAACCCAGTAGTAATCATCGCAACCGTGAACGTATCCACCGCGAAGTCCAATATTACCTGCCCACTCAACACTGCGAAACCTGCGCCAAACGCGGTTGCAAGTAACACTGTAATAACAGGTACAAGCGTTGCGTTAACATTCTTCTTCACTACATTTGTAATCGCCAACGCGAATGCTACAATATAAGCCACTTCCATTATAAACATACCTCCACTAACCAATCTTCTTTTAACATGTCTGTTTGTGATGGAGTCCACGGAACACAGTTGCCATCTTCTCCTGTTACATAAATATAATCTTCTTTCATTTTACTGTATTTGTCAACCACCTGTAATCGAATGAATGTGTTTTTACCATTCCAATTCTTTCTTTTCGCTTTTGCGAAAGGGTCTTTCTTCAACAAATAAATAACTTCTCCAATACCGATGTTTCCAAATGTAACCTTACCTACTTCCATTTAATCTTCCTCCAATTCCACATCAATCACGTCGCTCATTGTGTCCTCTATGAGGCTGCTGAGCTTTTGTTCAACTGTTGTAATCGTCTTATCAATGACAAGTTTCTGTTCACCTTTTAAATTGTTTCTGTCTAACAAATCCTTCGCGGCTTGAAACTTTATTCCATCTATCGGAGAGCTTAACAGTTCTCGCATCGTATTTACCGCCGCCGAAGTAAGTGCCTTTATTTCATTCTTACTGTCTTCATGTAGCTCCGCCTGCTGCAAACGCACTACTTCCTTCACCACGCCACTTCTTAACCAACTACCTACAGTGCCTGCATCTACATCTAACATCCCTGCAATCTGCGACTTATTATATTGACCTGTAAGGTACATGTTAACGCATCTACGCTGCTTGGGTGTAAGTTGTTCAATGAGCACATCCAACTCGGCAATATAGGTGTTTACGGGTGGTGCGTTAATTATATTGTCCATAAATACTTTTCTCCTATTGGGCGTCTCCAATGTTACTGAGAACTCTGTCTAAATCTTCTATTGTACAAGCGTCTCCTATCTCGAATAACTCTCTTTCGTTTATAATTCCTTTAACATGTAACAGTGTTGCAAAAAACTCTAGTATAATTATTGCATCATTCAATCTTCACTTCTCCTTGTGCGTTTTCCACCTAATCGGCGACCGCTGCACGCGTTATTTGCTAGATTCTACTTCATACAAACTCATTGGGTCACTCTCTTCCACGTACGGAAACTCGTCCACCGTCGGAAGTATGTCTTCCTCATAGTCGAACATGAAGCCATTATTCTTGTACTTCTCATCGCGTTGTATTGACGCCTTAAGAATGCGTAACTCTTCCTTCTTGTACGCCACCTCTTCCTTACGCGTGTTCCACATATTAATAATTAACTGTAACAATGGAATGAGGGCTGTGAAGAAAAGAACCGTGTAATACGCGGAAAGAACTGATAACAAAATACTTCCTGTAACAAATATACTCTGCATAAAAACTTCTCCTTATGTACGTGTACTGTAGGTGTAGTAAACATAATTACGTGTAGTACGTATAGTATTTAGTATTCTATTGTTCTAGTGTATCTCAAACAACCGAAGGTTGTTTAAACAAGCTTTGCTTGTTTATTAAGAGTGTACTTAACATGTACTAAGCGAACACGTTCCTGCGTTATGCGTACGGTACACGTACTCTAAGTGAAACACACGTCTTGTAGTTATAGTAACATATTTGAGGTAGGCTTGTCAATAGTTGTAACACAAATTTAATAATAATTAACAGAATGTTAACAATATTCACAATTTATACATAATTATAGGTAGAGAAAATATTGCAAAAAATATTACAATTCCACGTATTCCGCGTATTGTAACCGCGCACTTTAGTAGGTGTGCGGTAGGGAACGCAGTGTTGCGTGCACAGAAAGTAAAGTACACCTACACCACACACTCTCTGCCATAGGAGGTGTTTGCCCTGGGGCGGGGGTGCGCGTTGGCGTTTCGCATTCACTTGGCACTGTCGTGCGGTGTACGGTGTACGCGGAACAACTACCAGTGTACACTGCGTGTTACAGGTGGTACGCGCGTCGCCATATACACTTGTGTTTAATGCAATGTAGTACATGTCATATGACATGCGTTACGCATGACGGTGCTGCACGCTGCACCTACCACGCGATGATTAGTATTGTAACAATACG